AACAAGGTGAACAAGGACCTAGAGGCGAGAGAGGTCCACAGGGTTTACAGGGTCCAAGAGGAGATGTAGGTCCGGCAGGTCCTCAAGGCATCCAAGGAGTTCAAGGGCCTAAAGGTGATAAGGGAGACAAGGGAGATCCTGGTGTTGACGGACAACAAGGCCCAAAGGGAGATCGAGGAGAAGCTGGAGCACAAGGTCCTCAAGGACTGCGTGGAGAGATTGGACCTCAAGGTCTACAAGGACCGAAGGGTGACAAAGGTGATCGTGGTGATGTAGGTCCACAGGGTCCTGCTGGTAAAGACGGTGTAACACCAGACGTTGAGCCAATTATTAAGAGAGCTCAAGATGACTTTAATCGTTGGCGTGAAAATGTAAATAGGTCTCTTGCTTCTATAGGAGGTGGTGGTCTTGGTGAAAAAGACGTAATTGCCATTGCGCGACAATATGGTGGTGGAGGTGGCGGAAGTGGTACTGTAGATTCTGCAGCAACTATTTCTTTGATTCAACAATACTCCGGAACTGGAACAGTTGATTCTGCATATCTTAGTGCTTTAGCTCAGTCTTTAGTTCCTTTAGAAGATAGCACTTACGATCTTGGTTCACCAACAAAAAAATGGAAAGACTTACATCTTTCTGGAAATACAATTAATCTTGGAGCAGCAACAATCTCAACAGGGAGCGGGGGAGGCATTCAACTCGCTTCTGCTGATGGATCTGTTTCAAAACCACAAGTATCAAATACCACTACTATTCCAGGAACTGTAAACTTAGATATGAGAGATCCAATCGGAGACACTTCAGGCAACTATACTGAATCGGTTTTTGGTGACCAAAGTGCTGGTCCGTTTGGTGAAGATCTTGTAAGCGTATATGATTGTATGGAACCTCAAGGATCTATCAGATCTTTAGATCTAGGTGCTTTATAATATAAATAGTGTATAAAGATTTGGATAACTAACATGCCGACTACTTTACAATTTAGACGTGGAACAGCAGCACAGAACGATGCTTATACAGGCGCGTCTGGTGAAATCACCGTAGACACTACTAATAAAACTTTACGGGTCCACGATGGATCTACTGCAGGTGGTACTAGACTCGGTAAGTATACTGAAGTAGAAGCAGTTGATTCTGCTGTTGTAACGTCGATTATTGATTCAGCAATTGGATCAACTATACAAGCTCTGCTGGTCAGTGGCACAAATATTAAAACTATTAATAGCCAGAGCATTTTAGGTTCTGGCAATATAACTATAACCGGTGGTGATGGCGGATCAGGTACTTTAGATTCAACTACAGTCCTTGGTGTTATTAATGCTGCATATATTCAAGCAAATCAGATTACGTATAGTACGGCTGACTTTCCTGATTCAGCCGGTGTTATTGCATTAATTTCTGCTAATGAAACGACATACACTAACGTAAGTGAGTTTGTCAATGATGCAAACTATCTTGACAGCACTACTGTAACTGGTTTAATTGATTCTGCTTATGTTCAAGCTAGACAAGCTTCGGGCGCTGGAACAGATCCGATCTTCAAGACAATTGCCGTTTCTGGACAAAGTGATGTTGTTGCTGACACCACGGCCGATACACTTACATTTATTGCTGGCACTGGCATTAGCATCACGACTGATGCTGGCGCTGATGCTATTACGATCACCGCAACTGGTGGTGGTGGCAGTGGAACACTTGATAGTACGACAGTTCTTGACGTCATTGATACTGCATATATTCAAGCAAATCAGATCACATATAACACAGCTGATTTCCCAGATTCAGCAGGCGTCATTGCATTAATTGGTGCTAATGAAACTACATACACTAACGTTAGTGAATTCGTAAACGATGCAAATTACTTGGACAGCACTACAGTTCAAGGTGTAATCAATGCGTCATACGTACAATCTAATCAGACTACATATAATACGTCCGATTTCTTGGATTCTAGCAGTGTAACCAACGTTGTTGATGCTGCTTATGTTCAAGCAAGACAGACAACGTATACAAATGTTAGTGAGTTCGTAAATGATGCAAACTATTTAGACTCTACAACTGTTCAAGGAGTAATCGATCCATCATATGTACAATCTAATCAGACGACATACAACACATCTGACTTCTTAGATTCTAGTAGTGTAACCAAAGTTGTTGATGCAGCGTACGTTCAGGCTAGACAAATAACATATTCAACCGCAGACTTTCCAGACTCAGCCGGAGCAACAACATTAGCAAACGCTGCAATAACGTCTGCAGTTGGCTCAACCGTTCAAGCTCAACTGGTATCTGGCACAAACATTAAGACTGTTAATAGCCAATCTCTGCTTGGAAGTGGTAATATAACTATTTCTGGCGGTAGCGGAACACTCGATAGTTCTACTGCTCTAGGTGTTATTGATGACCATTTAAATACAGGTACAGCAGGAGCTGGTGAAGTACTAAGCTGGACCGGCAGTGATTATGATTGGGTCGCACAATCTGGCGGTGCTGGTGGAGGCATTGCTTATGATGACTCAGCTCAAGATAAGAGCACTGGATGGTTTGGTCTTCCTGTTGGAACGACCGATCAGAGAGACAGCGCTGCTGTTCCAGCGGATGGCGCAATCAGAGTAAACTCGACGACAGATTTTCTAGAAGCTTATTATGAAGGTGGATGGATTGATGTAAAGAACCTTGGTGTTGCAACGGCAACCGGCGGTACAGTCACAGAAGCTGACGGTTACAAGTATCATGCTTTTACTACTGGTGGAACGTTTGAAGTTACTAAGTGGCCAGTTGGAACAACTGCTGATATTATCATCGTCGGTGGCGGCGGTGGTGGCGGTGGTGGGGGAAACAATGATGCAAAAGGCGGCGGCGGTGGTGCCGGCGGTGTCATATTACTCACAGGCCAAACACTATCTGTAACTAGTTATTCGATTACGATTGGTTCAGGTGGAAGTGGTGGCACAGGCCTAACCGGTGTTGGTACTAATGGAAGTGATACAGTTGCTTTTAGTAACACAGCTTATGGCGGTGGTGCTGGCGGTGCATGGCACAATAGCCCTAATTCCGGCCCACTTAGTGGAGCAAGTGGCGGTGGTGCTGGTACTGGCATAGATGTCACAAGACAAACTGGCGCGACTAGTTCATATCCATCTCAAGGTAATGATGGTGGCGACGCTGACGGCACCGCCGGTTCTAGTACTTCTGGCGGGGGTGGCGGCGGTGCTGGTGCTGCCGGTGCTGATGCTGTTACTGGTACTGCTGGTAACGGCGGCGCTGGATACGATGCTAGTACTTACTTTGCGGCGTTTGGTGAATCAGGCTTCTTCGGTGGCGGCGGTGGTGGTGGCCGAGCGAGTAGTGCTGGTGGAGGCGCTGGTGGAAACGGTGGTGGAGGAGCAGGCGCTGTTGCTCCGGGAAATGGTACAAACGGTGACCCCAATACCGGTGGTGGCGGCGGTGGCGCAGGCTCAACAAATACGGGTGACACAACTGGTGGTTCTGGCGGCTCGGGTATTGTTGTTATTAGATACGCGGTGTAACGGAGACATAGATGCCTAACTTTGCACAATTAGACGAAAACAATAATGTAGTTAATGTTATTGTCGCTGATACGCATAAACTTAATGCTGGAACATTTGGCGATCCAGCGACATTCGTGCAAACTTCATACAACACAAGAGCTGGTGAGCATTCTAGAGGTCGTGTACCTTTAAGAAAAAATTATGCTGGAGTTGGTTATACGTACGATCCAGTTCGAGATGCTTTTATACCACCAAGACCAGATGAATCTTGGACGCTAAATGAACAAACATGTACATGGGATCCGCCTGAAGGATATACAGGAACCGGTACATAATATTGAAACGCACTCAAATTAAGGAGTAAATAATGAGTGATATCAAAGACCTGATTCAACACGCTTTGGATCAAGATTATAATAAGGCAAGTGAAGTCTTTGGAAACGCTATGTCTGTGAAGATTCAAGACGTATTAGACCAAGAAAAAGTCAAGCTTGCAAATCAAATCTATAACGGCGTAGAAGCTGAAGAGGATGATGAACTAGACGCTGCTGATCTTGCAGATATGAGCGACGAGGAACTTGACGCCGCATTTGATGAAGCAGGAGAAGAACTAGGAGATGACGATGAGTCTGAGGAAGATGAGGTATCTGAAGAGGATGAAGATGAAGCCTCAGATGATGACGAAGAACAGTAAAAGCTGAAATATTACTTTTTATAAATAATTAGCAGAAATGTCAAGATATGAAACAATTTCGTGACGTTCGAAACAAGAAAGAGAAACCTGTTTACTCTAAAAAAATTGATGGGTTTCAGGTTGAAGTTCGTAAAAATTCTGGTAGATTTGAAGCGTATGTCGATGGCGACATGCTAGATGACTTTAAATCACAGAATGATGCAGTGAAAGCTGCTACGGAATTCATTAAACAGTACAGGGATTAAAGATGAAACTTATTGCGGAGTTTAACGATCAGAACCTTGAGGTTCTTACCGAAGCCAAAGAGGGTGGTGGTAAGAAGTATTCTATTGAAGGAATATTTGCTCAGTCTGAAGCGCAGAACCGCAATGGTAGAGTCTATCCCCGTAGAATTATGGAATCTGCCGTCAACAAGTATGTTGTCGATCAGGTTGCAAAAGGTAGAGCTGTCGGAGAGCTGAACCACCCGGAAGGCCCGACAATCAACCTTGATAAAGTTTCTCACAAGATCGAGTCCTTGAACTTTCAAGGAAATGATGTTGTAGGAAAAGCCACTATACTGGATACTCCCATGGGTCAGATCGTTCAAGGTCTGCTCGAAGGCGGTGTTCAACTAGGGGTTTCAACTCGTGGTATGGGTAGTCTTAAGCGCCAAGGTAACGTGAACGTCGTCAATGACGATTTTCTTCTCAACGCGATTGACATCGTGCAAGATCCATCTGCTCCCGGAGCTTTCGTTAATGGAATCATGGAGGGTGTTGAGTGGGTCTGGAATAACGGTATCATTGAAGCTAGGACAATTGAAAAGATGGAGACTGAAATTAAGAAAGCACCTCGTGCCGATCTCTATGAGACGCAGGTTCGTGAATTCAAGAATTTCCTCTCGTTGCTCAAATCTAAAAAATAGGAGTCTGATATGTCTGAGGACCAAAAATTGGATCAGGAACAACTCCATGACGACAACGAAGTTATGGAAGCAGTTCATGACCCGAAAAACGCCGAAGCTCAATCAGTCGCAAGCGTAGCCGCTGCTGGCGAAAAAGGCCCTTCTGCAAAGAAGTTGCCTAAGTCCAGCGCTAAGCAAGATCCCATGCAAAAGCTGCCTGGTACAAAAGCTGGTATGATTAATGCCGCTTATACCAAAATGGCCGGCATGAAGAAGGAAGACCTTGCTGCCTTGATGGGTAAAATCATGGCCGAAGAGACAGAAGCCGAAGAGGAAGCCATTGCCGAAAAAGCTGATTTCCAATACGAAGCTGATTTCTCTGCCGACCTGAAAGCCCTTGTCGAAGGCGAAGCTACATTGTCTGAAGAGTTCAAAGAGAAGGCCGAAGTGATCTTCGAAGCTGCTATCAAATCGAAGCTGGCTGAAGAGATCGATCGCCTCGAAGAGAAATACAACGAAGAACTGGCTGAAGAGGTTTCGACCGCTAAAGCTGACCTCGTTGAAAAAGTCGACAGCTACCTCAACTACGTTGTTGAAAAGTGGATGGAAGACAACAAAGTCGCTATCCAATCTGGTTTGCGTACCGAGATCGCCGAGAAGTTCATGAACAGCTTGAAAGACCTGTTCACTGAGTCTTACATCGAAGTACCTGAAGCCAAGGTTGACCTGGTTGACGAACTCGCCGAAACTGTTGATGACCTTGAGCAGAAGCTCAACGCCACAACTGCTGACGCAATCAAGATGGCCGAAGAACTCGAGACGTTCAAGCGTGATGCTGTCATCCGCGAAGCCGCTCGTGACCTCGCCGAAACTCAAGTCGAGAAACTAAAGTCTTTGGTTGAAGACATCGATTTTGAAGATCAAGAAACTTTCGCTAAGAAAGTTGCTACGGTCAAAGAGTCGTACTTCACAAAGAAGGCTAGTTCTGAGTCTGCTCAAGAGATCCAAGAGGATGAAGACGGTGATACCACTGTTGCTCCTACCGGCTCAATGGCTCAATACCTCTCGGCCCTCAAGAAAACCTCTGCCAAATAAGGGAGAATCCAAATGCAATCGTACGATAAACTCGTAGAAAAGTGGGCCCCGGTTCTGAACGAAGAGTCAGCCGGTGTCATTAAGGACGCACACCGTAAATCTGTTACGGCTCAAATCCTTGAAAACCAAGAGCGTGCCTTCGCTGAGCAACGTGCTCAGTTCGGTTCGTTGAACGAAACCCCCACAAACAGCAACGCTTCTGTTACAACTGCTGCTGGTTCGGCCG